CCAAGCTGGCATTCTTGCCGGCAAGATCCTCGCTGGCGCGCGGCCTGCCGATTTGCCGGTCATCCAGATGAGCAAGTTGGAGCTGGTCCTTAATCTCAAGACCGCCGCAGCGCTCGGCATCGAAATTCCGCCCTCGGTTCTCGCTCGCGCCGACGCGGTGATCGAATAACCGACTGACTTCCGGTTGTGGCACGACTCGGAAGTGACTGGTGGCGCTGCGGACTTCCGCTCATGGGCGTGAACCGGACATCATAGATCAGGGGCCACGACTCTTTCGCCTCGTCATGAAGTGCGAGCTCGATCCCAAGAATCCCAGCTTGCGGTAAAGGCAACCGAACCACACCCTGGCCCCCGTGTTGTTATTGTTCGCGTTCGTGAAACATAGTAAAAGTGCCTTTGCCGGCTTGTACTGGCGCAAATCTTTCGGATGCCGACAGTCCCTGGTTCGGCGCGTAATTGCCAAGTCAGGCATCCGAGCGGTCTTCAGCCCGTCTGTTCCAGGAGCAGGCGTTTTCCAAGAAGGAACGGTTGGTCGCCGAGGATCTCGTGGCCCCGCGTGGAAGCTATCACGCGGTGTCGCTGCCCTAGTGCGCAAAAACCCCGCAGATACTGCTGTGCGGCTCGTCGATGATATGGCGCTGCCGGCGGCTTCATCATTCATGCAAAGGTGATCAATGACCCCCGAGGAGATCAGGCAGCTCCAGCATCTCGTTCAGCAGCAGCAGGAGCAGCAACGCCAGCAGCTCCAGCAGCATTTCGCTTCAGAGGAAGAGAAGTTACTCGATGCCATCCCGGCTTGGCGCGCTGACCCGGAATTAGCCAAAAAGGAAATGGGCGAGATCCGGCAGCACATGGTCGAGCATCACGGATACACCGACCAAGAAATGGCGATTATCGGCGATCATAGGCACGTGCTTGCGATGCGTGAGCTTCACCACGCTCATCAACGCGAGACGGAAGCGAAGCGCCGCGCTGCGGAAGACAAGAGGCAACGCGAGGCCCGCCAACGGGCGGAGGCGGACAAGGCTGCAGACAAAAGGCAGAGGCTTGACGAAGCGAAGAAGGTCGCGCGCAAGCATCACCTCTCCTCCGACGTCCAGGCCGAGGCATTGGCCGACGCGTTGGGCGAGGAGTAAGGCGAAGCGTGATTATTTTCTGGAAACGAGGTCCTGGCGGTCAGCGGCTGCCGTTCGCAACGGGGCCAGTTTCATTTTCGCCAGGATTTGTCGCGCAGCAATCCACGGCGACAGCCGTGACAAGTATCGGTGGCCGCATTGATCTTCGCAAATGGTACGATTTGCCGGATAGGGTGAGGATTTTCACCAATCCCAAGAAGTACCGCCAGTTCGCCGAATCGAATGACCCTATTCCGTATCTAGAGCCGCGCCGGCAGCGGGAGCGCTCGCTCAAGCAGGCCCATGAGGAAATCTCTTCCTATCGCACTGCCCAAAGCGAAGCGTTGAAAGCCATTGAGATGATGGCTCAGCAGGCGGAAGTCGATCCGGTCATTCTCGGATATCGGCGCATGGCCGAGAACGGCACCCTCGCCAAGCTCGCCAAGGTAAGTCCTGTAGCCCACCAGGCGCTGGAGCGGGAGTACGCGGCGAAGGTAGCGAAAGCGGCGGAGTTGCGTAGCAGACAGCGCCAAGCAGAGGCGATGCAGATTTGACGATCGAACAACGGAACTGGAAATTTTCTGGAGCTTGAAAATGCAAAGGCGAAAAGTCGATTTCAAAAGTTATTGGAGTCACGAGGCACGCGACGCGCGCCGGGGTCTTGTCCAGCGTCGTGGCACGTCGAGGTTCGACAGCAGCGGCGGTGAGGCCGATATGGCGACGGAAGCCGAGGTCGAACAGCAGCGCCGGGAAGCCCAAGCCGCGCGCGATGAGAGGGCCAATCGCGCTGCCCTCACCAAATATATCCCTCTCGCCGACGAGCTCGCCAAGGTCAGAGGTGGTGACACCGGCGCCGCAAAGCGGCTCGCACGCTTCGCCAATCATTCTCCGAATATGCAGGCCGAGTCGTTGTGCGCGCGGCTGGGGCTAGAGGGCGAAACAGAGGTCAGCATCGAGAGCCGCCGGTTACTCGAAGAAGAAGCGGCGCAGGCGAAGCGCCAAGAAGAGGCGGCTAACCGGGCCGGCATCGACGGCAAGCAAAAGGAGCTTGTTGAAGATGAAGTGACGCGAGCGCTTCGTGAGCTGAAAGAGGAACCGCGGTTCTTCATCGATCCGCCGCGGCGATAATCTAATGGAGAGGTCCGAACATGCCCCGAGGAGCTAAACCCGGTGAGCGTCGCGGCGGTCGCGCAAAAGGAACGCCGAACAAAAGGACGGTCGAGGCCGCAGAAATGGCGGCTGAGGTTGGGCGCGTGCTTGCCGAGCACTTAGGCGAGCATTGTTTCCCCGGCGATGCCCATGCACTGGCGATGGCGATCTACAAGGATACCCGCAACGATCCCGAGCTCCGCCTCGAGGCGGCCAAGGCTGCGATGCCATACGAAAAGCCCCGCCTGTCGGCGGTAGAGCACAGCGGCTCGATCGGCACGACTCATGAGGAGAGGTTATTTGAGCGATTGAAAGCTGAGGAAGCCGCGAGGGCGAGGCCGAGACACGATGCCTGATGGTGTCGACATCAGCGAGGCGCAGATTGCGGATCGCCTCAGTCGGGATTTCCCCTACTACGCTGAGCACTGCTTGAGGATTCGCACGAAAGCCGGCGCTATCAAGCCGTTCACGCTCAATCGCGTTCAAGCTTATCTGCATGAACGCCTCGAAAAGCAGCTGGCGGAAACGGGGAAGATCCGCGCGCTCATCCTCAAGGGCCGGCAAGAGGGGTGTTCAACCTATTGCGAGGGCCGCTTCTATCACAAGACAACATGGTCGCGCGGTGTGCGGGCCTTCATTTTGACGCACGAACAGGATGCGACCGACAACATCTTTCAAATTGCGCTCCGCTTCCACGAGCATTGCCCGCCCGAGGTTCGACCGCATACCGGCGCGTCGAATGCGAAGGAGTTGCGCTTCGACAGGCTCGATAGCGGGTACCGGTGGCGCAAACGAGTGCCAACGACAGCGGCGGAGCCGGCCGGTCTCAGACAAACCAGCTCTTCCACGGCTCGGAAGTGGCCATGTGGCGGAACGCGGATGATCAAGCGGCCGGCGCACTGCAAACGGTGCCCAATGAACCCGGAACCGAGATAATCCTCGAGTCCACCGCCCGCGGCTTCGGCAACTTCTTTCATCGCATGTGGTCTGACGCTGAGCGGGGCCTATCCGACTACATCGCGATTTTCGTGCCGTGGTTTTGGGCGCCTGAGTACCGCGTCGAGCCTCCTCCCGGCTTCTCGCTGACGGAGGAAGAGTCCGCCTATATGGAGGCGCACGGTCTCGATCTTGCTCAAATGGCGTGGCGGCGCGATAAGATCCGGGTGCTCGGCGATCCCCTGCTCTTTGCGCAGGAATACCCGGCCACAGCTGCCGAAGCATTCCAAACCACGGGACATGACAGCTTTATAAAGCCGGCGCTGGTGCTCAAGGCGCGCCGTACCAAGCTTCAGGCGATTGGAGAACTCGTGTTGGGTGTCGATCCCGCGAGGGGTGGTGATCGGTTCTCAATCGCCCGCAGACGTGGCCGCGTGGTGCCGAAGGTCGAAAGCCGGAAAATCGGCAGCATTACGGACGGCGCCGGCTGGGTTAAACAAATTATCGACACGGAAAAGCCGAAACGCGTCTTTATCGATGTCGGCGGCCTCGGGGTCGGGGTCTATGACCTTCTCATGGATTGGGGATACCGCGAGATCGTCCGGTCCGTTGATTTCGGCGGGAAGCCAATCGAGCCGCCCAAGCTGGGCGAGAAGGGGGAGGAAATTGGCGGCGGTCCCTACAATCGCCGGGCGGAAATGTGGTTGGCCTCACGTGATTGGTTGCAGGAGCCCGGCGGCGCGTCCATTCCCGACAGCGATACTATCCAACAAGATGCAACGGCACCCGGATACAAATGGCGTGAATCCGGCGGCGTGACGCGGCTGGTGCTCGAGAGCAAGGAGGACATTAGAAAGCGCGGCGCGCCAAGTCCCGATGAATGGGATGCGGTCGCGCTGACTTTCGCCGAGCCGGTCATCCCCAACGATTGGTCGAAGCCCCTGGACTATTCCAAGGTCAATTTCATGGTCGCTGACACTTTGGAGTCCCTGGCGCGCCTGAGACAGCAGAGAGAAAGGAGAATCGTTTGATCGACATAACCGACCCGGCTCAACTTGATGCGGTGATGGTTCGGGTGCAGGCCCGACGGGTGGCGCAATGCTATCACGGAGCGGGGCGCAATGTCCCGCCCCTGGCCGCGCGCATTCTTGCCGATGATACGGAGGAGCAACTCGAGCAGGACGCGCTGGCTTATGCGGCATGCTGTACCGCTCGGGGGGTCGAATGTGTCCGGGTGCT